ATGATCACTGCCCAGCAGGGCGTCGGGGGGGTTCATCTGTCGTTGTGGTACCAGGCGATCAGCGCGCACAGCCGGGCGCTGCGCGCGGCTGGGCGCCGCCCCGCCACGGTCGTGCTCTACGAGCACTACCTGCGCAACGTCGCCGTCAAGCTGCACAGGCGGAGCCCATGGGCCGTCACGACGGCCGACCTCGAAGGGCTCCTGGGCGAGGTCGACTGGGGTCCGTCGGCCCGTAAGTCGCTGCGCACCGCCCTGGTGAGCTTCTACCGCTGGGCCCACCGGGCCGGGCACATCGCGGCCGACCCGACGGCTGGCCTGCCCACCGTGCGGGTGCCGCGGGGCCGCCCGCGCCCCGCGCCCGAGCGCGTCGTCGTCGACGCCCTGCGCACCGCCGGGGAGCGCGAGCGGCTCATGGTCAAGCTCGCCGTCTTCGCCGGGCTGCGTGCCGGCGAGATCGCCCGCGTGCACACCCGCGACCTGTGCGGTGACGTCCTGGTGGTGCAGGGCAAGGGCGGCAAGCAGCGCGACGTCCCGCTCGACGACACCGAGCTGCTCGACGCCATCGCCGGCGCGGGCGGCTGGCTGTTCCCGAACGGCCGCGGGCGCCACCTCACGCCCAACCACGTCTCCAAGCTCGTCGCCCGAGCGCTCCCCGAGGGCTGGACCGCGCACACGCTCCGCCACCGGTTCGGTACCCGGGCCTACGCGGGCACGCGCGACCTGCTCGCCGTCTCCCAGCTGCTCGGCCATGCCAGCCCGGACACCACGCTGGTGTACGTCCAGATGCCCGACGACCACATGCGCGACGCCGTGCGAGCCGCGAGCGCCGTCGGTTCAGCCACGGCGCGCCGACTCACGAGGGTGCGGCCGCGCGAGATCGCCTGACCGGGGCCTAGCGGGCAGCTGCTGCGGCGCGCGATGATCCTGCGTCATGGACAGGTCGAAGGTCGCGCCGGCGGCGGGCAACCTCACGCTCGGGCTCGTGCTGCTGGTCGTGGCGGGCGTCCTGGCGAACGTCTACTCCCAGCTGCAGATCACGTCCGCGCTGACGCCCTACGGCGGCGAGCCGGTCGGGACCTGGTTGCTCGCGGTCGCCGGCGTGGGAGGGCTCGTCGGGCTCGTCGTCATGGTGATGGGCGTGTACCAGCTCGCCACGAACATCGACTACCTCGCGGACCGGGCAGTAGAGGCGCACGACCGGGAGGTACGGGAGAGCGCGGCGAGCGCCGTCGTGCGCCACGAGCAGGCGAAGGCCGAGCGCGCGGCCGCACGACCCACGCCCGACCGCTGACACCGGCGTAGCCCGGGGCCTCCCGACTCGCTGCGACCTATGCGGGCCCCGGCGTGTCGTCGGCGGGTCTGCGCAAACCGGAGGGCTCCCGGCGCCACTGCCGCCGGGCGACCTCTCTCAAGGGGACTACGGCCCGAATCTCCCCGCACAGCTCGCACCGCCACTCCTCCACGCACCCGGGCTCGCCGAAGCGCGTCCAGACGAGCCGCCACAGGTGCTCCATGGGGTCCATCGTCGCGGGCAGGGTGGTCGCCGGCGTGGTGTCCACAGGGTCCGATCGGGCGAGTTTTGTGTAGGGGTAGACAAGGGCTGTGTATCCCTCTACAGTAGGGACATCGGCAAGGGACACCAGCCCAGAGGAGACGGACGATGAGCACCAACCACGGCATCCCGGCCGAGCACCACGCGCGTCTCCTCACCGCCAGCGACGAGCTCGTCAGCAAGACCCGCGAGCACAACCGCACCGAGGCCGCCCGCCTCTACGCCCAGGGCTACACCTACCGCGCCAAGACCCTGTACGCCTACGTCGACACCTGCGACGCGATCCTCGCGGCCCGCACCCCCGTCGCCGCGACGGCCACCACGACGACCACGACCGCCGTCCGCCGCCCCGCCCGCCCGGTCTCCAACGCCCGCCGCGGCTCCCGCGCCCCCGCCTCCTGCTCCTCGTGCGGCGAGGCCGTCATCCACGGCGAGTGCGAGGGCTGCGGCTCCACCCGCCACTGACCACCGACCCCCCCTGCCCGAGAGGACCACGACCATGAGCCCCTTCGACGCGATCGCCTGGCTCGGCCCGGCAGCCGACGACACCACCCCCGAGCAGCGTGAGGCCCTGACCCGCGCGGCCGAGGCCGTCAACGCACGCTTCCCCGGCGAGGACGACGGCGAGGTGCGCGAGGCCGCCCTCAACGCGGCCGCGCAGGTGATCCTCGGCGACGACGAGCCCGAGGCGATCGCCGACCGGTGGCGGGCGGCCCGTCGCGCCGAGCAGGAGGCGCGCGCTGCCCTGACGGGAGCGATCATCGCCGCCGCCCCCACGTCGTCCGAGTCGGCGCTGAGCGAGCGGCTCGGCGTCGCGCGGGACACGGTGCGCAAGGCGCTGGGGAAGGCCCGCGGCTGACGAGCCGCCACAGGTTCACGGGTCGAGCGTCGCGCCTCGGTGGGGTCGCGGGCTGTCCACAACGAGGAATGCCCCCCTCCCGCCCGGTGAGGGGCGAGAGGGGGGGCGGCGTAATTGCGGGAGGGCCTGTCGCGGGCCGGCGCGACGCCATACGCTTCCCCGCGTGCACAATCCTCCGGCCCTGTGCCCAGAGCATGGGGTGGTCCCTGTACAGGGGATCGTGATCGCCGGGGGTGCGACGGTGAGCTTCCAGGGCGGCACCGCGCGGTGCCCGCACTGTGGGCGTCGCATTCCCATGCTGGACGGCACCATGACTGTCGCCGAAGAGCTGGCCCACTTCTTCCTTGCTCCGATGACGCCTGCTCAGGCCACCCAGTTGCGGCGCGCAGCGCAAAGGGCGAAGAAGGTCGCGCAGGCCGGCGACACGCGGGGTGCCATCAAGGAGCTCCGGCGAGCGAACCCGAAGGTCGCCGAGATCGTTGAGCGCGAGGCCCAGGACCGCAGTTGGCAACGATCCGACGTGATCGCCCTGATTGGCATGCTGATTGCGGCCCTCACGTTCCTACAGCCCTACTTCTCGCAGGGCCAGGAGCTCACGGAAGAGGACGTGGTGCGCATCGTTGAGGAGGCGCGCCGCCAAGCGGGCCTGGATCCGGTCGCCGCGCCACCCGAAGAGCCGCAGCCAGGAAGCCCAGGGCCAACAGAGCTAGGACCGCTTGACGTGGACCCTCCAGGCCGGCAGCCAGGATCGAGTGCACCAGCGCAGCGGTGAGGAGCCAGGCGAGCCAGCGCCCCGATCGGTCCATGCCGATCACGTCCACACGGGGATGAAGCGCACGGTGCCGCCGACCTTGACCGCCAGCCAGCCGGTCTGCGCGGTGCCCGTGGGGCCCGATCCGCCAGCGTTGGCGAGGGTCGCGGCGCCCAGCCCGCCGGGGGGCACCATCGGGCGCTGGAAGTCGACGAAGTTGAGCGCGGCGTTGCCGATGCGGACGTCGCCGGTGCCCCCCCGGTTGATCTCGACCGCCCCGCTGCCCTTGGCCTCGATCCGCATCCGCTCGTCAGCCCGAGGCGACAGGACCATGAGCGACGCCCCATCGCCCTCCGCGCGTCCGACGACGGCGATGCCCGTGGCCTGCGCCTCGGGCGAGGTGTTGACCTGGAAGGCCGGGTTGGCCGCACCCGCCTGCCCGACGACCAGGGCGTTGGCGCCGGTCGTCTGCACGGAGAGGTTCTGCCGCACCCGGGTCGGGGACGAGAACTGGTTGTAGCCCTTGGCCTGGTTGTCCACGACGTGCAGCACGACGTGGGACCGCGGGTGCGGGGTGCCGGTGTAGAAGTCGCTGGCGCCCTGGAGGTAGCCGGTGACGCGGATCATGTTGACGTTGTCGTTGGAGAACACCACCGGGGTGTCGCCCGGCCCCCAGTTGTGGCTCTTCACGTCGTACTTCCCGCGCGTCACGGCGTGCGTCGCGTCCCCGAGCTGCAGGCCGATCTCACCAGGCGCACCCGTGCCCCCGGTCGTGCCGAAGATCGTGCCCTCCCACGTCGAGTCATTGCCGAGGGCCAGGACGCCGACCTTGCAGCCGTCCGCCATCCCGTTGACGACGTGCACGGGCAGCTCGAAACGCCAGCCGAAGGCGAACTTGCCCCAGACGTGGACGTTGCTGAACAGCTCGCCCGCGGCGTTCTCCCTGGTCTGGATGCCGATGAGGTCGCCAGCCGGGGTGCCGGCCACGCTCACGATGCCGTCCTGGAAGATCGAGTCGTGCGGGCCGGCCCAGTCGAGCGCGACACCGCTGAGCGGGTCCTCGATGCGGAAGTTGGACCAGGAGGCCTCCATGTGCAGGCCCCACATGCCCCACTCCGAGCGCACACCCCCCGAGCGGCCGTTGAGGATGACGAGCTGGTCGACGGTGTAGGCGTAGGCGTAGACCCGCATCGGCAGCGACTCACCGGTCTGCTGCGCGCCGTTGCCGTCGAGGGTCCCGTTGCGGATCGACCAGTCGTGCTCGCCCGCGTTGGAGCTGGTGCCGGTGAGCGCGGCGTAGTTCGGCACCGTGATCAGGTCGGCGTTGGTCCCGGGCGCGAGGCGCATGGTGAGCCCGCCGAGGTCCAGGTGTGCGCCCGACTTCATGAGCAGGGTGCGGACCAGGAAGGAACCGTGCCCCGGGCGGCGGAGGTAGATCTGCCCGCCCACGTCGAGCGCGGCCTGGATCAGCGCGGTGTTCCGCGCAGCGTCGGTGCCGAGGGTGACGACCCGCGCGAAGGTGGCGGTCAGCACCGGGTCCAGCGCCTGCCGTGCGGGTGAGGCGCCGTCGGCCAGGAACTCCGCCACGAGGTCACCAGCGCTCTCAGGCGTGACCAGGTCCGGCAGCTGGTCGCCCGGGACCTTGCCGGCCTTGTCGAGCGACGCGACACCGCCCGCGATGCCCTTCGCGTACACGGGAGCGGGGAGCGTGGGCGCGCCCGGCGGGACCTCGATCGTCCCGAGGTTCACGCCCGGGATCGGCAGGCTCCGGTGCGCCAGGAGCGGCTGGATCGCGTACTCGCGGCCGGCCGCAGAGCGCAGCCGCTCGGAGACCAGCACCCGGTTGTCCTCGTCCCACACGATGTCCGGGTCGTCGAGCGCCGGGAACTTCGTGAAGATCGCGGCCGGCAGGATCGCGGCGTTCCACCATGCGTCCCACGCCGCCCCGTCGAAGGCGGGTCCGTCGGCTGCGGCGTCGGCCGCCCGCCACGCCGCACGCACCGCGTCGCGCACCGCGGCGTCCTGCTGGTTCGCGTCGCCGATCTGGACCGTGACCTGCGCGCCGCCCGGGTAGATGATCCGGCCGTCCGTGCGCTGGATCCGGGAGGCGATGACCAGGTCGACGGCGCCGAGCTCGGGCGTGCCGTCGGGCGCGCGGTGGAAGACGCCGTAGACGGGGACGTCGTCCCAGCGGCGGGAGGGGTTCGGCATGAGGGCTCCGATCGCGTGCGCAGAGAGGAGGGGGTCAGAGCGTCGAGGTCGAGCGGGCGAGGACCTTGTCGAGCGCCTCGCGGCTGGGGTCCGTCAGATCCAGGAAGTCGTGCAGCTGCGCGAGCACGATGCGGTCGCGGTCGGTCAGGTCGGTGATGACCGCGACGTCGGTGCCGTCGTCGTCGACGTAGGACACCTCGGCGAGCGCGTAGCCCGGCGTCCGAGCAGATCCCAGCACGATGCGGACCAGCCAGTCCGGGAGGTGCGCCTCGAGGCGGCGCCAGGCCCAGTACCAGAGCGCGATCGCCGCAGCGGTGATGAGCGCGAGCGCGGCCTCCGACCCGAGCAGGTCCGCGAGCGCGGTCGAGACGGTGTCGGGCAGGTGCGGGCTGATCCAGGCGAGCGCGAGGGTGACCAGGGCGCCCCACCACGCGGGGACGAAGGTGCGCAGGTAGGACACGGCGCGGTCGGACAGCTCCGTGCGCGGGGTCGGGGTCTCGAGCTGGAGGGTCATGTGGGTGCTCCGTTCGGGTCAGATGCCGTCGGGTCGCGGCGGCGGGGGCGGTGGCAGTTGCTGCCAGATGTGGTGTTCGAGCGCGTCGATGTGGTCGCCCTGGGCGCGGATCACCAGCGCCTTCGCGAGGTTCCCGTCCTCGGCGGCCGCGAGGCGGCTCTCGACGCGCTCGAGGCGCGCGCTGAGGCGGTCGATGAACGCGTCCCGCTCTCCGAGCGTGTCGCGTCGGTCCTCGACCTGGTCCCGTCGTGCCTGGCGTTCGTCGGCGGAGACGCCAGCGCGGCGGTCGTGCACGGCCTTGACGAGCGCCGCGATGCCGCTGAGGGAGCCGATGAGCGCCGCTGCCGCGAGGAGCAGGTCGAGGAGAGTCACCGGTCCAGTCCTGCCGCCCGTCTCCACGACCGCACGCGCGCCTTGCGGGCGTGGCTGGCGGTCAGGGAGAAGACGGTCAGGTCGATGCCGCGGGACCATGCGCCGAAGCCCGCCACGGCGAGCGCAGCTGACATGGCCGGGTCGCCCGCCACGAGTTCGAGGAGCGAGTAGCCGTTGAACGCGGCGCCGACGAAGCAGACAGCGACCCACTCCACCTGCCAGCGGTGTGCTGCGGCGCCGACGAACGCCACGGTCCCAGCGACGATCCCAGCGGCACCGAAGGCCACGGCCCAGCCGGGGTGGACGTCCCCGCCGGTAGGGGGTGGTGTGTGCAGGACGGCGCTGCCTGCGAGCGTCGCGAAGGCGTACATCGCGCATCGGATGAGCTGGGCCGCGAGGCGCAGGCGCGGCGGCCAGTTGCGGTCGGGCACGCTCAGCCGCCGACGACCGGTCGCGCCCACAGCGGGTGCGTACCGGGCAGGTCCACCAGGCCCGGCCTGCCCATCGCCGCGTACTCGGCTGCGGAGACGTGCCGGATGCCGCCACTGGCCAGGACGTAGCAGGCGCCCGTGCGGTCGCCCTGACGGCGGTACAGCTCGCCGGGGGTGTAGATGACGGTGCGCGCCCAGAACGGGTCGTCGGGGGGCAGCGGGATCACGCGCGGGGACCCCATCGCCGCGTGGGCGGCGCCGTCGAGCCAGATGCGCGCGGACGTCCCGACGCCGGCGAAGAACGCGCGCCCGCCGTCGAGCTTGTACGCGTACCCGCGGGCCTTGAGGTGGTCCACGCCAGCGCGGACCTGCTCGAGCAGCTTGCGGTCGGTGTCGCTGAACATGTCGTCGTCCTCCGTGATCGGTACGGGTAGGACACCGGTCGGTGTCGTGGGGATGGGCGCTGGGCTCGGCCGCGAGTCCGCAACGGGCGCGCCGTCGAGGTAGACGCCTCGCGCGGCGAGGAACGGGGCCGGGTCCACCGGGCGACCGTCGACGAGGACCTCGAAGTGCAGGTGTGCGGCGCTCGTGCCGGACGCGCCCGACCGGCCCACCTGCTGGCCAGCGGTCACGCGCTTCCCGACGGCCACGGCGATCTCGTCGCGGTACATGTGGATGTAGCGGGTCCGGACCTGCCGGCCACCCTCGTCGGGGTGCCGGATGTCGAGGACCCACGCGCCCTTGCTCGTCTGCCAGATCGAGCGCACGACGCCGTCGCGCGCCGCGTGGACCGGGCCGCGCTTGGAGCCGAGATCCAGACCGTCGTGGTGGTTGGACACCGAGCCAGCGAGCTTGCGCGGCCCGTAGGGGGACGTGATGCGACCTGCTGCCGGGCGGACCCACGTCATCGGGTCACCACCTCTTGACGGTCAGGATGCAGGGCGCCGTGTTCGAGTCCGGCACGAGCGTCTGCTGGGCCGCCGGATAGACGCGGCCGACGATCTGGTCGCCGGCTTCGTAGAACCGGGGGTTCGCGAACGCCTGGTTGCTGAACGAGGCACCGCTCGACGACGGCGACTGCCCGAGCACCTTGGAGTCCGCCAGCCGGTACAGCTGGACGGTGAAGTTCGACGCCGACATGGAGAGCGTCAGCCAGAACTCGTACTCCCCGTCCTCGAGGATCGTGATCACGCCGTTTTCGTGTTCCCACGGCTGGGGCCCAAGCGCCGAGACGATGGCCGGAGCTACGCCCGTGACGTTGACCGGTGCCTGCGACCACTGGTTGGCGGGCCGCACCGCCGGCGCGGCCTGGCGAACCGTCAGCGACGGCTTCTCCCCGACGGTGTGGAACGTCTCCGCGTCACGCGTGTACTCGAGCTCGCGGCCTGACGGCGCGTCCAGCCGGAAGAACACGAGCGGGCGCGAGACGCCAAGATCGGCGACCTTCTGTGCGCGCTCGGTGGTGTTCGCGACGATGATCACGTCGTTGATCGAGAGCGACAGGTCCGCGATCGCTTGCCGACGCGGCGTCTCACCGGACGCCGGCACGAGGTGGTTCCGGGCGTCAGCCATGCTTGCGCTCCTCGTCAGGGGGTGAGACGTCGGCCGGTGTAGCCGGCTCGGCGGGGATGTCGTGCTGGTTGTGCCACTGCTCGTGGCGGTCCTGGTCGGCAACGACGGAGCCGCAGGCATCACAGACGGTCCACACGCGGTGGCCTCCTCAAGCGGGACGGGTGTGGGTGACCTCGAGGGCCATGCCGGCGCCGTTGCCCGCGCCTGCGACGGCCCAGTACTGGGAGCCGACGAGTGCGAGGGCCTTCACGGCACCCGTGCGCATGTCCTCGCGGACGTCACCGGGCAGGTCCGTGGCGCCGTCCCCAGTCGCGGTGGACCCGGACGAGGCGGGCGCACCACTCGGCGGCGCGCCATGAGGGGAGCCCTGCACCGTCGCAGGCCCCGACGCACCCGACAGGCCGACGCCGAGGAGCATCACGCGGACCCGGTCGAGCGACGTCGCGCCGAGATTGACGACCTGATCCCCGTAGACCGCCAGGCCCTTCATGGGACCGGACCCGTAGCCAGAGCCCTGGTAGAGCGTCGAGCGCCCCCCGTAGCGGCCGACGTTCCACCGATCCCATCCTGAGCCGGACCGGTAGGACCCGGACCACTGCGCCATGATCGTCACCGTCGCCTGGACCGTCCTGCCGCTGCTAGACGGTGGCGGCACGGCCCCAGCCGGAGCTGCGACCAGGTCCGATGGCGCGCCTACCCGGTACGGGCGGCCCCACCCGTCGAGATCGACCCACACGGAGGTGCCGACCGTGTAGGTCGAAGGCAGGTAGGGCAGCACATAGGAGCCGCCCAACACCGTCACCGTGGCCCGTCGGGCCTCCGTGTCGATCGCCGTCAGGGTCCCCGGGACGCTCGGCTCGAGCGGATCCACGGCGCCGAGGACTTGCTCCGAACGTCCGCCAGCGAACGGGTTGTGCGCGACGCGGCATGACCCGCCCGGCCGGTAACGGGCGGCGACGGCGGGGACCTCCACCGCTGCACCGAGGTCATTGCGGACGGCAACCTGAACCAGGCCGGCGTCGGCGTTGACCGCGAGCACCGTGCCGGTCGTGATGAGCGAGGTGTCGGCGGCGGCCGGCGGGCCCACTGGGCGTAGACCGGCGAGCAGCATCGCGTCGAGGTCCGAGGTCATGCCGGCACCCCGACGTCCAGTCGCATCGCCCCGTCAGCCACGGTCAGCGGGAGGTCGTAGCCCACGACGAACCCCCAGTCCCGCACACCATCACGGATCACCTCGACTGCGTCGTCGAGGTCCAGGCGCGGATCCGGCACACAGGTCACCGGCACCGTGCGGGTCGGCAGCAGCCGCGAGCGCAGCCGCGTGTTCGCCGCAGCCTGGGCGGCCGAGCGGTTCCTCAGGAGCGGTGAGGAGAAGAACTCCGTCACGGTGCCGTACGGACCCGAGGTGGCCATCGGGCCCGTCGTCTGTTCCGCGATCGCCTGGACCTCGACGCCGGACGCGCTCGATCGGGCCACGACGCGGTTCGGCGCACCGCGGCCGTCAGTGCGTGCGACACCGACGACGGTGCCGCGCTCACCGTCCTTCAGGGTGGCGACGGGTGTTGCGACGTCCGGCAGGGCCGGACGAAACTGTGCCTGACCCCATGCGTCGGTGCGCAGCCGCGCCGGCCATGCGTCGGCGATCTCATAGAGGGCTCCGAGGCGGTCCTCGGCCCACTCCATCGACGTCGGGCAGTTGCGGTCCTCGAGGCGTTGGTCGAAGCCGGCCGCCATGCCCGGGGGCATCAGGCGGCGCGCCTCGGAGATGAGGGTCGCACCCGCACGTGGAGCCGACGGGGCTGGCAGGCGATCATCTGCGACGCGACGCAGTAGGCCCTCAGCGGCGACGACGAGTTCGCCGCCGTCGTCGTAGTCCCACTCGGTGATCAGGTAGCGGCCGATGCGCGTCTGGTACTCCGCGCCGGTGACCGCGGACCACAGCATCACGGACACCGCGAGCTCCTGCCCGTACCGGGCGAGGGGGTGCTCGTGGTCCTTGCCAGGCAGCCAGTCACGGCCGTCCCAGCGCGGTACGCGCAGGGTGAGGCGCTCGGGCACCTCCTGGGTGACGGACGCCGTCGCTCGCCCGCTGGTGACCGGGACCTGCTCGGCGAGCAGGTGGCCGCCACGCCACGACTGGATGACCGGCCAGTACCCTGCCCACCCGGTCAGCAGCTCTTCGGGCGTCCCTGTCCTCACGCGAGCTGCCCCCAGTCGTAGGTGTCGAAGTCGTCCCACGTGGAGCCAGCGAAGAGCGCGTCGAAGTCCGCCCACGTCCGGCCCGTCATTGCCGTGTCGAAGTCCGCCCAGGTGAAGGCCGCGAGCGCAGTGCCGGGCTCCGGGTCGTCGACGAGGAGGTACTCGATCGACCAGGTGCGCCAGGACCACACGCCGTCGCCCTCGACGTCGCCTTCGAACAGGGCGTTGGAGACGCGCTGCGGGAGGATGATCTCGACGGGGTCGAGGTCGCGAACCTGCCCGTCGGTGCGGAGTACCAGGGGCCTGCCGGTGAGGAGCATCTCTGTCAGTGCCCGGGTCTGGGCGGGGGCGGTCTTGATGGTCATCGACCCGCCGCCGTCGCCGCCGGGCACGAAGCGGCCCGGGGGCCGACGGCGACCGGGCACCGGGAACGCGACGCTGGCCATGCTGAGCTCGCGTGGCATGCCGTCGTCGTCCCACTTGAAGGCCACGACGGCGCGCCCGTCGAGAGACTGCAGTACGTGACCGTCGACGTGGTGGATCGGCTCGGGCAACTGGACCATGTAGGTCAGCCCCGACACGAGCGCCGAGTAGGTCACCGGGGTGTTGAGCGCTGCGCGGTTATCGACGAGGACGACCTGGTCGCCGGTCGAGGTCCCTTCGCCCCCAGGGACGGGCCATGTGCGGCCGTCCGAGGTGGCGCCGACCACCTTGTACCCGGCTCCCGATGGGACGCCTGAGAGGACGATCTGCACGGGCCTCGGGTCACCCGCTGAGACGAGCTCGACCGCGATGCTGGGCACGCCCTACCTCCTCGGTCGTCCGGACGAGACCTTGCCGACACGCACTGCCTCGACTCGGGCGATCTCGCGTACGCCGGTCCCCTGGATCGACAGCTCGAGGTGCATGCCCGCGAGCGCGGACGCGACGCCAGCGGCGACGGCGCTCGAGTCGACCTCCGCAGCGACCATGTGCGACGACTGCGCTCCGACCTGGTCCGCGCGCGTGACGACCAGGCCGAAGCGGTTCGCGACGTCCCCGAGGACCTCCGTCGAGCGCGGGCGCTTGTGGGGCGAGAGGGGGATGTACGCCTCGCCCTGGGTCTCCGGCTCAGCCCAGACGCGCATCGTGCCAGCCGGCAGGATCTGCGCGCGGTGGTCCTCATAGCGGGTGCCGCCGTTGCCGAAGAAGTCGATGCCGCCGTTCGCGCGGTTCGCGTAGAACGGGTTGTTGGCGCGCAGGTCGGCGGTGATGACCACGTTGTTGTTCGCCAGGGTCGACTTGAACCACGCCAGCTGCCGCTCTGCCGCGGTGGTGTCAAGGATCGCGCGGGTGGTCGACGTGTCGGGGATCGCGAGCACCGAGTCGACGTACTGCCACGCCGCTTCATCGGTGAGCCCGAACTGCTTCGCGTTCTCGAATAGCGCTTGACGCGAGCCCTCGAGGGAGGCGTTGAACTGCTCGACGGATCCCGTCTCGTCGAGCAGCGCCGTGGCCCGCGCCATGCCCGCTCGCGCCAGGCCGTCCAGCACCGCCTGGTTCGCCGCGCCCTTCTCCGTCGTCGCGTCGAGGGTGGTGCCATTCTCCTCGAGCGCCGCGGTCACCTCGCGGATTTGCGCGTGCCACTCCCTCTCGGCGGCGCGCGCGTCGAGGGTGGGACCGTTGAGGTCGTCGAGTGCGGCCGCGAGGTCGTCGATCGCCGTAGCCGCGTTCGCAGCGGCCTGCTCTCCGACGCCCAGCTCGGCGTTGAGCATCTCCGTCGACGACGTGGCCGTGTCGGTCACGTCCGCCGCTTCGCCGAGCGCCTCAGCCTCGCGCTGCCACTCCTCGCGTGACGCCTCGAGTTCGGCCCGCTGCCCGGGCATCTGGCGCGACAGGAGGTCGGCGGCGTTCTGGCGGCGCACCAGCTCGTCGGTGAACAGCGCCGAGTCGGTGGCGGCGGCCTGCTCGGCGGCGCGCTGCTCCTCGACCGCCTCCGCGACGTAGCGCATCGCCCCTGCGTTGCCCAGGGCCGCGTCGGTGACCCGGTCCAGCTCGAGCCCGAGCTGCTGCGCTGCCTCGAGCACACCGCGTTCCTGCAGGCGCAGGACGGTCTGAGCGCGGGTGTTGTCGGTGATCGCACCGGTCTGCTTGTCCAGGGACCGCGAGAGCGCGTCGACGTTCTGCTTGATCTCGCCCTGCTGCTGCAACCAGAAGGCGCCGGCCGTGACGGCGCCCGCGATCGCCAGGCCCCACGGACCGGTCAGGATGCTCGTGAGCCCACCGATCGCCTTGCCGGCCGACGACGAGCCGCCGTGGAGCGCGTCGACCGTGGTGCGCAACTCGTGCAGCTTCGGGATCGCGATCGCCGCGCCGCCCACGATGCCCGTCAGGCCAGCCGCGGCCGCCCCCAGGTTCGCGACCCACTCCTGCGCCGTCGGAGGCAGCGCGCCGAACCCGACCGCGAGCTGACCCACGCCCTCTGTCGCGTTCGCGACCGCGGGCAGGAAGATCCCGCCGATGTCGATCGCCGCGTCGTTGATCTGGTTGCGGGCGATCTCGAGGCGGGCCCCGGTCGTCTCGTACCGCTTCCGGGCCTCCTCGGTCAGTGCGCTGTTCTCGCGCCACGCTCCCGACGAGGTCTCGAGGGACTCCGTCACCAGGTCGCCGGCGAGCGCAGCGCGGCGCAGGGTGTCAGCGACGCGGACGTCGGCGAAGCCGAGCTCGTCGAGAGCGGCTGTGGTGTTGCCGCCCTCGTCCTGCATCCGGCCCAGACCGGAGATGAACTGGTTGAGGGCGCCGGCGGCGTCCTTGCCCCAGCTGGCGGCGAACTCCTCGGCCGAGACGCCGGCGATCTGCGCGTACCGCGCGACGGTGTCTGAGCCGGAGTCGATGTCGTTCTTGATCTGCAGCATGACGCGGGAGATCGCGGTACCACCAGCCTCCGCCTCGATGCCGACGGACGAGAGAGCGGAGGAGTACGCGAGGACCTGGTCGGTGCTCATGCCGACGGTGCGGCCGGCGCCCGCGATGCGCAGCGCCATCGAGACGATGTCGCGCTCGGTCGAGGCGCCGTCGTTGCCGAGTGCGACGATCGCCGAGCCCATCTCGTCGGCCTTGTCCGCGCCCTCGCCCATGATGTTCGCGAGCTGGGCGATCGAGGTCGCGGCCTCCTCCGACGAGAGGTTCGTCGTCTCACCCATGTCGATCATCGTCCGGGTGAAGGCGGCGACGTCCTCGCGCTTCACGCCGAGCTGACCAGCGGCTTCCGCGACGCCAGCGATCTCCTCGTGCGTCGCTGGCAGGACCAGGGCGAGGCCGCGCAGCTCGCGCTCGAGGGCGGCCATCTGCTCAGGGCTGCCGTCGATCGTCTTGGAGACCCCGGCCCACGCCGACTCCCAGTCGATCGCGGACTTCGTCGCCAGGCCGAGGCCGATCGCGATCGCCGCGGCGACGCCGACCATCGAGCGACCGGTCGCGGCCATCGCGTCGGCCTGGCGACGGTTCGCCTCGATGACCGCGGCAGCGCGCTGGGCCTCCCGGGCCACGTCCTCCTGCGCGGCCGACATCTGCAGGTTCGCCAGACGGCGGGTAGCCCGCTCCGCGGCCTTGGTTCCCTCGTCGTAGAACTCGGAGAGGATCCGGACGCGCACGTCCCGGGAGCGGTCGGTCACGGCTCACCTCCGCTCACGACGTGGGGACCAAGAGGGGAGGTGGGACGTCGCCGGGCAGGCGCTAGCCGCTGTTGGCCTTGCGCTCGGCTGTGCACCGCGGGCATGACGCCGACGTGCCGCCAGCGAGGTGGATGTGCGCGCCACGGACCTTCGCGGCCTCGTCACCCGCCGCCCGGTCACGCTCGACACAGCCCGAGCACACGTTGATGTGCACGTGGCGGGGCCCTTCGTCGGGATGGGTGCCGCACGAGGAACAGCGCCGCGCCTCGTACCCGGACCAGGCCAGGGCGGCGTCCTGGTCGTCCTGCTCCCAGCGCAGGAACGCCGACAACGGGATGCCGCGGGGCCCGCAGTACGCCATCCGTGCGGCGAACAGCTGGTCGCGGCTCAGTCTTTTGGGAGGGCCGCCGCCGGGACCGTGTAGTGCAGGCCGGTGAGCAGCTCGAAGTACAGCTGGTCACGCTCGCCGCTGCTCCACGACGTCGTCTTCGGGTCCAGCTGCTCACGCCACCACGCCTCGTCACGCAGGGCCTCGTCCTCCGCACACTCGGCCGCGAGCGCGGCGCGCAGGGCGTCCCGGTCGGGCTCCTCACCCTTGCTGTGCTCGGCGATGAGCGCCTCGAGGTCGTCCGGGCGCAGGGCCCGGAAGGCGACGTCCTCGAAGTGCTGTGCGACGGCGGCGCGCGCCGCCGCCGCGGCCTCCTGGAGGGCCGGCAGGTCACCCGCGCGCGCGGGTCGCGCCTGGGCGGCGAGGAACTCCGCGTCGGCCACGGCGGCGCGTCGTCGGTCCTCGGTCGGGTCGGAGACCAGGACCGGGATCACGACACGCCGCCGAGCCTTCGCCGCGAGGCGATCGCGGATCGAGCTCATGCCGCGGCGGGGACGGGGATGTCGACCTTCGGCGCCCGCGTGATCGTGAAGCCCACCGTGAGCTGGTGCGCGGCGTCCCCGACGCTGCGCACCTTGCCCACCGTGTTCACCCGGGCGGGGAAGACGTCCGACGGCGACGCCGGCACGTCACCACCGTCCATGAAGACCACGTTCCCGTTCATGCCCGACGTGAGGACCTTGCGGACGTCGTTGCCCTTCAGGTCCGCGTAGAACGTGATCGAGGAGTCCGCAGCGGTCTGCCGGCCCGGGATGCTGCCCGTGAACCGACGCTTGATGTCCGGGGTCGCGATGCTCGCGCCGGTGACGGTCCACCCGGACAGGTCCGCGAGCTCGTCGGTCAGCTCGGTCCCCGCGTCGAGCTCGGCCCGGGTGTAGACGAGCGTCGCCGCGGCGGCGATGAGGGGGACCCAGAAGACGCGCGTGATCTCCGGGGCGAAGAACCGCTCGGCGAGCGGCAGGGGGGTGGCGGGTGCCATAGCTCTACTCCTTCTCGGTGGTGGTGGACGAGTCCGTGCCCGGGTCGTCCCCGTCCCCGCCAGGCTCGGCCGGGGTGCTGGTGGGCCCGACGCGGATCCCCATCGCGGCGAGCGCCTCGGTGATCTCGTCGTGGTGGCGGTGCTCGGGGAAGCTGGCCAGCTCCGCCACGTCGACCAGCAGCGGGTCGCAGCCCCGCAGGGCACCCGTGTCGCCGACGTAGAGGGCCGGGCCCTGGTGGGCGGCGTCCTTGAGGTACTGCGTCGCCTCGGCCTTCGTGCGCGCCAAGACCAGCAGCGTGCGCGGCGCCGGCCGCTCGACGTCGCCGGCGACCTCCCAGCCAGCCGCGCCGGTCCAGTGCTCGAGCACAGCCTCCGGGCAGTCGAAGGCCGCCTTGGTCTCGGGGTGGCGGATCAGGGTCATGACGTGCCTTCCTGCGCGGGGATCACTTCGTGAAGCCAGATGCGGTGAGCGCCTCGTCGATCGCGGTGTTCGTCGCCTCGACGAACCGCTGACCGGTCGCCTTCGCTGCCGGGCGCACGTACGGGCGGGCCGCCTGGGAGACCCACTCCGCCCCGCGGCCAGCGCGCGCGAACACCGGGTGGCGGAAGGAGTCGTGCACCATGCCCTCGTAGACGCGGGCGTGAGGAGCGATCGCGGTCGACGCGACGACGGTCGCGCCAGCCGCGCGGGCCCCGAACGACGTCCGTAACGACAGGGCGGCCGGGATCCGCGAGGACCACCGGGCATTGGCCTGCGCGACACGCAGCGTCTCGCCGCCGGCCTCGCGGACCTTCGGGCGCACCGCCCGGCGCAGGTTCGCCGGCAGACGGTTCAGGTCGGACGCGAGCTTGGTGAGGTCAGCGTCGCGGGACGTCACAGCAGGCTCGCGCCGACGATGGAGAAGAAGACGTTGCAGAGGGTGCCCTCGGAGTCCACGACCGGTGTCCACCGCATGTCCGGGCCGAGCGCCGCCCGATCCCACGCCCCGCCGGTGACGTGAGCGTCGCGCAGTGCGCCGTCGATCACCACCAGGTGCTCGGCGCAGCGGGTCCGCGCGCGCCTCACGCTGCCGTCGTCGGTGTCACCCGACGCGACCGTGAGGAAGCAGCGGACCTCGAACTGCTCCTCGAACCGCGGCCGGCCCATGCCCTGCGAGCGCTCGAGCGTGGCCTGGTACCCGGGGGAGTCCGTGGCCTCGGAGAAGCCGACGCACAGCGCCTCCTGCAGGATCACACCGATCGTCGGGCCGTCAGCGACCTGCACCTCGTCGGGAAGGGCGTCGCGGAGCAGCTCCAGCAGCGCGTCGACGACGCCGGGGATCCTGGTGATCGTCGGGCCGCTCACGCGAAGCCCCCGACGCGCTCGTAGGGGCGCATGAGCTCGGCCGCGCGAGCAGGGACCGCGAAGCCCTGCGGCGGGGCATCGGACCCGGGCATCTGGCCGATGCGCGCGCCGCCGTCCGCGCTGCCCTGCTGCAGCTTCCACAGGTGCGCTGCGACGATGAGCACGGCCTGCTCGAGTGAGGCTGCGGCGGTGGGCGGAGGCGCGGCCGGCGTGGCGGTGACACTCCACTCGCCCGAGAGCGCGCGCGGCACATGCACGATGCCCGCATCGAGGTCGACGTCGAGGTCGCTCACGGGGATCTCGGTGCCGTCCGGTGCGGTGACGGCCACCACGGCCTCCCAATCGACTCCGGGGAGCAGGAGGGCCGTCGAGCGCGCACGGACGCGGTACACGCGCTCCTGCGGACTGAGGGCACCCACCCGCGCCTCGACGATGCCGATCGCGGACTTGAGGACCCGGTCGAGGTCGGGGGAGCCAGCCGCGGGGTCGTTGTCGGTCATCCGCAGCCAGCGCTGCAGGTCCGTCACCGTCAGAGCCACTTGGGCCTCCTCTCACCGCACCCGTGCGAGGGCGGCGCGCCGCCCGACCCGAGGGCCGGGCGGCGCGCCGTCGCGATCAGGACTTCTGGCCCTGGCCAGCGCCCGACGTCGCGTGCTCGTCGCCGGCGGACTTGTCGGCGCCCGCCGTGTGGCCCTGGTCCGACTTGCGGTCGTCGGCAGGCTCACCGCTCGCCGCCTTGGCCGCGGCCCGGGCGGATCCGCGGGGCTGGCGCGGCGCCGACTCGCGCTTGTCGTCGCCGTCGTCCTTCGGCGTGGTCTTCGCGTCCTGGGCGTCGAGCTTGGCGAGTGCCTTGATCTGGTCGTCGACGGCCTTCGCGCGCTCGTCGAGGCCGCGGGTGACGTACCCGCGCTTCTCCTCCTCGAGCGCGGTGCGCAGCTCGCTGCGCTCCTGAGCGGCGGCCTCGCGTGCCCGCGCGGCCTGCTGGTGGTTCCGTGCCATGACTGATCCCTCCTCGGGACGTTCGTGATCGGGGGTACGGCCGGAGCCCGCCACGACGTACGGCGGCGACGGGCCCCGGCGAGCGACCTCAGAAGGTCGGGGCGACCAGGCCGGTGCCGGTGATCTTCTGGTGCACGGCCTTCGGCGAGCCCTGCGAGTCGACGACCCGGTCGAAGCACGCCGCGAAGTACCCGTACACGACCAGGTCGATGCCGAGCTTCTTCGTGTTCGGGCCCGTCTCCGCGCGGATGAACAGCGGCGCGGCCGGGTCCTCCCACAGGTGTGCCTCCTGGCGGGCGACCACCACGACCGCGTCCTCGTTGGTGCCCACCCCCAGGCCCTTGGGGAGGTTGTTGTCCGTGACGACCGGCCCGCCGTTCGGCAGGTAGCCGCGGACCCCGTTCGGGACGGCGTACCCGTTGCCCTCGGAGTTGCCGAAGCCCTGCGGCACGCCCGGCTGGGCGATGAAGGGCTTCTTGTCCGTGACCTCCCCGCTGAGCCACGCCCAGCGCCGACCACGCATGAGGGTGAAGACGTCGTCCTCGTCGGCGTCCTCGAGCACGTCCTCGACGTTGGCCGCGGCGCCGAGGATCTTGCGGTACAGCTCGGCGGCCGTCGGGTCCGCGTCGGTGTACGTGATGGGGTTCGCGACCGCGAGGAGGCCCCACACCGGGGACGTGATGAGCATCTTGTCGAGGTTGACGTCGTAGCTCTTGAGCAGGTCCTCGAAGACGATGTCCTCGGTGCCGAGCGAGCGCTCGACGGACTGCCGCGAGATCGTCTGCGAGCCGGCCGCCGTGCGGACCTTCACCGAGATCAGCTCGTCGTCGTAGTCGTTCTCGGCCACCGTGTCGAGCTCGTTGACCTGCTCTGCGACCTCCGCCATGGCGGTCTGCCGCGGGATGTACACCGTCATGCCGGTGTCGGGCAGGTTGTGCTGGCGGCACTGGTCCGCGAACCGGCGACCCGGGCGCCCCTTCGGGGCGTACATGTCGATCAGGTACTGCGGGACCACCAGGCCCGGCGCGCCGCCGGTCGTGACAGCGCGCGCCAGCTGCTCGCCGCGCTCGACCCGCTCCTCGGCCATGTGCTGCTCGAGGCGCTGGCCGGCCTGCCGGTTCCCGAGGAAGTCGGCCGCGACGTCGGACAGGAACCGCAGGCCCTGCGGGTCGGTCTCCGGGGCGTACGTGCGCTTCTCGGTGACGACGGCGCGGTCCTTCTCGCCGCCGCGCGACTCGGGCGCACCCGAGGGCGTGTGCTCACGCTGCAGGCGGGCCGCGGCGTCGTCCGCGCGCTGCTCGTCCTCCAGCTCGGTGAGCTTGGACCGCAGCGCGGTGATCTCCGCGTCGAGGCCCGCCTTCTTGCCGCGGAGCTCCTCGACCTTCACCTCGTCGACGCTGTCGGCGCCGCGGAGCTCCTCGAGCTCCGTCGCGTACTGGTTGCGCAGGCTGATCCGGGTGTTGACCTGCTCCCGCTGCCGCGCGATGAGCTGCTCGAGCGTCATCGTGGTACTCCACTTCTGCCCCGTGGGGCGATCGTTGATGAGGGGTTCCCATCAGCGACAGGCGGTGCCCGGCCAGGCGTGTTGCGCGGCAGGCCCTTACGCGACGCGTTCGGGTGGGGGTGGTCGGCTCAGACGAGCTCGACCAGGCGCGTGTCCTCGAGGGAGACGAGGTCACGGCCACGCTGGGGGAGAGCGCCGGCGGGCTCGAGCCGCGAGCGCAGGACGGTGAAGGCCTCGCGGGCGGTCTGCTCGTCGAGCGAGCGGACGACCTCGAGTGCGTCGCTCGAGCGGAGGCCGGCGCCGACGGTGAAGGGGTTCGCGCCGTAGGCGACGATCGCGACGTCGCCGCGGTGGATGTCGTACTCCTCGATCCGGTACTCGGTGTAGTCCGGGGACCAGATGCCGCGCACGATCCGGAACATGAAGCTCATCTCGTCGATGAGGCCGGCGCGCAGCTTGGGCGCGATGTAGGCGACATCGGCGTCCGTCGGGTCGAGCGCCGGCGCGTCCGTGCGCAGGCCGGTCTCGTCCTCGCTGAGGAGCAGCGTCCCGTTCGACGTGCGCGCGATCCTGCGCAGCGCCGAGTGCTGCAGCACGAGGGGGACGTCCAGGTCGGCGCGGGCGAGCGACGACGCACCCGCACCGGCGGAGACGACCTCGGTGTACGGCCCGTACCAGTCCCACATCTCGTAGCCGCGCTCGTACACCGCGGCGTACCCCTCGAAGCGCAGCGACCCGCCCTCGGCGTCGGCGGCGCGCAGCTCGAGCCGCTCAGCCGGCGCGGAGACCCACGCACGAGCGCTCTGTTCGGGCGCGCACCGGCGCTGGCCAGGCCGGTCCGCGCGCTGGGCGACCGCCTGCGAGCGCTCACGGCCCGCGGCCGCGATCTGCTCGACGAGCTCGGTGTCCATCAGTTGCCTCCTGAGGTCTGCGGCTGGTTGGGCGTGCGGGCGGGCCACAGCCGCTCGAACTGCGCGTAGTCGGCGTCGGAGAGGGGCAGGAGGTCGTCGATCGCACGGACCTGGTCCGGCGTGCGGGTGCGCGAGTCGATCTGCGCCTTGAACAGCTCGGCGCGCGACTTCGCGTCCATCGCGAGGATCACATCGCGGTTCAGCTTCACGAACTGCGACGACGGGGTGAGGCGCTCGAGCGCGTCCTCGCGCCGCTTGACCGGCGCGCCCAGGTTCATGATGAGCAGCTGCAGGTTGCGCTGGGTGATGTTCGCGTAGTTGATCGTCGAGGAGTTGACCGCGACGTCGACGAGGTCGCCGGGCACACCGTAGAAGCGCGCGAGCGCGACGTCGGAGTACTGCATCTGCTCGATGAACGCAGCCTCGGCGGCCTTGGCGGAGATCGCGTTGTAGGACCAGTCCTTGCCCGTGACGAACGGCTCACCGGCCCGCGTCGAGGCGAGGAACCGGCGCTTGGTCCGCTCGGCGTTGAGCGGGTCGAGGACCTTCTCCTCGTTCTTGAGGATCGCGCTCGGCACGGCTCCGTTCACGAACCAGTCGACCGCGAACTCGGCCGCGGCCTGCGCGCCGGCGAGGTGCAGCGCGGCGTAGGCGACGGGGGACAGGCCGATCGGGACGCCGGCGACCGTGTGCTGGCGCTCGTGCCAGATGTGCCGGGTCTCGTGCTTCTCGCCGTTGATCCGGTACTCGGTGATCCGGCCGCCCTTGACGCGCATCGTCACGTCGTCGAGGGAGACGAGGTCGATCTGCGCGGGCAGCCCGAACGCGTCGACCTTGCGGATGACGCCGATGTTGTTGCCGCCCCGGTCCAGGCTCATCTGCCCGGAGTACATCCACTCGGCGATCGCCATCGGGTGGCCGTCGGCGACCTCGGTCGGGTTCACGAGGACGGGGGGCGTGGACACCGGCACGTTGATGCCGGCGGCCTTCGACCGGCGGTACACGTCGATCGGCATCATCGAGATCAGGTCCGCGCGCAGCCGGCACGACGCCCACACCACCGACTGGCGCAGCGCCGACGTCGACGTCACCGCGGGGCCGCCAGAGCGGCGCAGAGGCCGGTCCCCGGGCGAGACGTCCCCCAGGGACACCGAGCGGCGCAGAAGGCTCACCGGGCGCTCCTGCGGGTCCGGCGACGGGGCGCCCGGTCGATCACGTACGACACCAGCAGCAGCCCGCCGCCGGCGACCGCGAGCGCGGCGGCGAGCCCGAGCATGACGCCGGCGAACACCGCGGCCGCGGCCACCAGGGCGAGCAGCCCGACCAGGTCCAGCAGGTCCGTGAGGCTCATGCCAGCGGCCTCCTCACTCGTCTGTCTCCGCGCCGCCGTAGGTCGACTCGTCGGGGTCGTAGTCGTCGCCCCAGAGCTGCACGAGGACGTGCCGGGCGAGCGTCACCGCGTACAGCGGGGTGATGTCCTTGAGCGACTTGCCGCGCCAGAACGTCCACGCGTCCCCGGTGTAGCGCTTCACGGCCGAGAACAGTGCGCCGTCGAGGACCGAGTCGCCCATGTGCTTGATCAGGCCGGACAGCGCGTCGTCGTAGAGACCGCCGCACGCGTCGACCTTGTCCCGCAGCGACAGTCGCTGGACGATGAAGCCCTCGCGCTCGAGGTCCTTCTCGAGCGCCCCGGCGCCGCCCTGCCCGTCGATCGCGACGACGTTGCCGCCGAGCAGGCCGCGCAGCTGGACCAGGCGACGGACCGCCCAGTGCGGTGGGCCCTGCTCGTGGTCGATGACCTCGAGGTGCGCCCGCGCACCCGGTGTCTTCGCGGCGAAGCCGATCGACGTCCAGTCGCGCTCCGGGGCGACGTCGACGCACCACACCGGCTCCCCGGTCCAGTCCGCCTTGTCCTCATCGACCTTGAGGTCGTTCCACGCGAGCCGCGGGATAACGGGGTCGGGCACCTTCGCGCTCGGCCACCAGCCGAGGTAGGCGCGGTCGAACTCTTCCGGCTCGTGCTCGAAGGACTCCATCGCGGCGCGGATCTTCGCCTCGGTGATCGTGTACCCCAGTGCCGGGTGGCAGGCCCACCACGTCGCGGGGTCCGCGCGGTCGGCACCGGCTGGCGCCGCGTACTCGATCAGCGCCGTGCGCGAGACGCGCTGGTGCAAGGGCTTGGCGTTCTCGAGCTGCACGCGAGCGCGGGCCGCCTCGAGCTTCTGTCGCAGGTAGACCGACGACGCGTCGCCGGCGGCCGACGCGATGTACAGCTGTGCGTCGGGGATCGTCGCCATGGCGGGTGTCATCGCCTGCTCGATGCGCGCGTCCGGGTGAGCGAATGCCTCGTCGATCGCACCCTTGTGCAGGGACGGACCGTGACCGGAGGTCGACTTCACCGAGTCGATGCCCCAGGTCGCGCCGTTCGCGAAAGAGATCGCCTCCTGGCCGTTCTTGCCCGAGAGCCCCGGCTTGCCCGTCCTGCGCCCCACGCGCGGGTTCAGGAAGCTGCGTAGCGGTGAGGCGTTGATCGGCTCCCAGAAGTCGGCCTCGAGGCGCCCAAGGGCCATGAGCCGGTTCTGCGCGGTGTAGCGCACACGAGCCTTCGGCTTGAACAGGCACGTGTCGGTGAGCTCGGCGCGCAGGAGCGTCGTCTTCCCGCACTGGCGCAGCACCACGAGCAGGATCTCCTGGTACCACGGAAGCCCGGTCTCGGGGTCGATCTCGTGCGCGATGTCTGCCGCGAGGCGCTGCCACGGCATGAACGGGGTGCCGAGCCGGCGGCCGACCGAGGCGACGCGGCCGCCACTGGTCTCGCGCTGTGGGTTGCGCTCGGTGGCGTAGAGCGGGACAGCCTCAGGCCTGCCAGCCCGAACCACCCGCGCCGCCCTCCTGCGCGATGTCCGCGAGCATCGCGGCCGCGTCCGCCGCGAGGTCGCCCTCGCCCTCGTCGTCGTCGTCTCGTAGGCCGGCGAATCCGAGGAGCGCGAGGCGCTGCAGAACCTCGAGCTGCCGCAGCTGCACCGGAGAGACGAGGTCGAGGCGGTCGAGCGTCCCGATCTGGTCGAGCACCCGCGCGTTCAGCCGTCCGATGCCCACGAGGTGCCGGCGGAACGCGACACGGTCGTCCGGCTCGCGCAGGTCCTCGAGGAAGGCCTGCTCGAGCGGACCGGCCGGCGCCGTCATGTCCAGCGAGCCCGCCGCCGCCACGGGGGCCGGTGTGGGCGTCGTCGACGCGCTCTCCCCGGGCGCGTCCGTGCGCTCGACGGCAGCCTTCTGCCGCGCGCGCCAGCCGCGCATGTACTCGCGCTTCGCCGCCCGGCACACCTCGCACTTGCACCCCTGGCGGTACCCGGACCGGCCGTGGTTGGTCACCTCACGAGCCATCCGCGGCACCTCCGATCACACGCCGTAGGGCATCACCTGGGGAGAGCCGTGGGGGGAGAGAGAACGGGCAGTGCGCGGGTCGCCCGGCCGATCTGCCCTCAAGAAAAAGTGCCGCCGACCTGCGGGAACGCTCAGGACAGGTCGGGCGGTGGAACCGCTCGGGACCGAGGTCGAGGCGGCGTCGGCACGCCTCTGCGCCAGCCCGCGTTGCACCCGAAGTGCGCGGGCCGCAGGTTCCACGGTGCGGTGGGGTGGCCGCCGTCCTCGAGCCGGACGATGTGGTCCAGGCTCGGTCCGTGCGGATGGTTGTGCCGCAGCCCGAACAGGATCACGCGCTCGAGCTCGGGGTAGAGGCAGACGGGCCGCTCGCACAGCGAACCGGGCGGGCACAGCTCCTTGACCAGCCGACGCCACACGCGGCCCTGCCGACCCCGGCGCGGATCCCACTCGTGGAGCGACGGCATGCTGCCCCCCAGCCCTGCACGGTCCTCGGCTTCGGCCGCTCGAGGCGGCACGTCGTTGGTCCGATCCGGTGCGCGAGCTGGGGTGCTTGTGGGCGGGGCCGGCTACGTCGGGCCGCACGACGCTCCGATGACCCGCACCCCCGTGCGGCCCGCCGACCCCTTGCACCCGCGCGGTGGCGGGGCGACCTGCGTCCCCGAGCGTCGCCACCCGGGAAGCACGAAGGGCCCGGCCGCTTGGCCGAGCCCTGTCCGTGGGCATGACGTACCCACTGCGCGCGAGGCTACGTCGGTCGGGGGTCGCCCGTCAACACCGGCTCGCCCTGGGTCCTGTCCTCGCACTCGGCCGCGAGGGATGGCACAGCGTGGGCGCCGCGCTCCGGGTGGCACCGACAGTGCCAGTCCGACCGACCGTGGCCTACCCGGACAGCGTCACTCACCGGCGGCGCTCTCGTAGACGAGCCCGGTCAGGATCCTCGGCAGCCCCTCGTCACGAGCTCGCGACGGCGTGCGGCGTGCGACACGCGGCTCGTCTAGCATGGCCGCGGTCGCGAGGCGGACGTGCTCACCGAGCACACCGATCGTCGCCGCATCCCACGCGGACCCGCAGCGCCGGCAGATCGCGGCGAGCGGCTCGATGACCACCTGCAGCCCGCCCACCTGAGCGCAGACCATGCACGGCACGTTCGGCTTCATCGGTGCGGTGGCCCAGGTCGTCGTGATCCGAGCGTGCGACCACCAGCCGAGGACGTCGCGGTCGAGGTAGCGCAGGTCGTCGTCGTCGAGCTCGTGCGCGCGCGAGGCGATGAGGCGAAGGTCCGCGGGCAGCCTGGTCGAGTCGGCGCTGAACGCTCGAGTCACCCACCACCGGGACTGCCGTCGCATCGTGCGCAGCGTGTCAGCCGCGTCGAGGCTGCCCGGAGGGCGCGACTCGTGGCCGGTGCTGCTGCTCGTGCCGGCCGTCGAGCCGCCGGCGTCGCGGGCGAGCTGCTCGACCAGGGGCGGGTGCACGACCGTGTGCGCCGTCGGGGCCAGGCGCACCTTCGGCCCGTAGCCGAGATCGGCGAGGTAGCCGAGCGCGTCGAGCGCCACCCACTGCGTCCCGACGGTGGTCATCGGCTCAAGGAGGTCCTCGATCCGGTCGGTGATGCGGGCGGTGCGTGAGGTGCGGGCGTCGGTCGGGGGTCGGGTGTGCGTCGTCATCGGGTCTCTCCTCGGGGTCTGGTCGTGCGGCCGCCGCGGCGGCCCCTGCGGCGGCGGCCGCCTGGCGGCGGCGCCGCCTCCCTGCCCTCCCCGTCCAGGCCCTCCCCGACCCGACCCGTCCCGTCCCGTCCCGGTGTTCCCGTCGGCTGCACCCAGGCGTCCTGTCGCGTCCTGCCCGGGCCTGGCAGGTCCCTGTCAGGAGCGGTCGGCGCATCGGCGGGTCGCACGCGCTGGGGTGCGGGGTCCGCGGGCCGCGCGCTGCCGGGTCGCACACCATCGGGTGCGGTGTCCGGGCGCTGCAGCGGGGTGCCGGGCTTGAGGTCGGCGATGGACTCGTCCTGCAGCGGCGGCGGCGTGAGGCCGTGCTCGGCGAGCAGCGACGCGTAGCCGTTGAGCCACTTGCGGGTCGAGCGGGAGTAGTACGGGTGACGCGGCGCCGGCAGGAGCGGCAGCTCAGCGTCGGCCACCTCGAGCGGTCGATCGCCGCGAGCGCTGTTACAGCTCGAGCAGGCGACGACCGAGGTGTCGGGTGAGGCGGGTTGGCCGGGTGGGCGGTGGTCGTAGGTGCCGGCGAGCTTGCCGGTGCGGGCGTTGAAGTTGACGACCTTGCCGCAGTAGCGGCAGGCGTCGCCGTCGCGCATGCGGATCAGGACGGTCACGGCGGGGTTGCCGTTGTCGGCGCGGCGCTGCTTCTCCCACGCGATGACCTCGGCCGTCTTGATGTGGACGAAGTCGGGGTCGTTGAGCAGCTGAACGACGCGGCGCCCGTCGACCTCGACCGGCGTCATCAGCCCGGATGGCTCCGCGAGTGCGATCAGCCGTTCGGTGCGGGCTCGGGTGCCGCCGATGAGGCGCGCCGTCGCCATGGTGACGATGTAGTCGGTGGCGTGGGGGTGCTGCGCGGACTGCGCAGCGACCCGCATGAAGAAGCCGAAGACCTCGTCGACCGAGCCCTCGTCGGCCTCCGGGTGCTCAGCAACCTCGAGCAGCGCCGGGTACGTCGCTGCCGTGTCGCCAAGGCGGAGCCATGCCACAGGGTGTTCCTCTCGATCGGTGCTGGTGTGACATCGGGCGGAGAGCCCTCACGGCGGATGTCACGGGTCGCGAGCGCAGGCCGGGTGCATGGTGTAGGTCGCATCGCGGGCGGCCAGGACACCGTCGAGCGGGTGCCCGCACTCGGTGCACTTCGGTGCCTCGGCGCGCGCCCGGCCCGAGGTCTTCGGGCAGGAGCGGGCGTGCTGGCGGTACAGCGGCTCGTCGTCCGGCACGGTGTCGTGGCCAGCGACGACGACGGCCACGGGCTTGCCCCGGACTTCCGAGCGGTACACCGACCCGTCCTCGCGCGGCAGCGGGTCCAGCGCAACGCGCTTCCCGGTCGCCGTCGTGACCACGCGGATCGGCCAGCCGCAGTCCGGGCACGCGGTCGTGCCCGGCACACGCCACAGCGTCTGCTCAAGCGCGCCGAGCGCCTGCGACCACGTCTCGACCGACGCGTCCCGGTCGAGGCCGGCCGCCTTGCGTACGAGCTTTCGGCGGCCCGCGTCGGCGACGGTCCCGCCGACGAGCGTCAGCTCGAACGGCTGCAGACCCAGGTGCGCCGCCGCGGCCGCGAGCGCGTCGGCCTTCCGACGCCGGTTCGTCTCGGCGTACTTGCTGTGGCTGTAGTCCTTCGCCGCCGTCATGCGGCGTCCATGCCTGCGGGCCGCAACACGGGACTCAAGGGACGCCTCGGGTCCGCCGATGACAGGGAGGTGGGCCCCGCATTCATCGCCGCCGCCGGGGCGGTCCTGGTTACGTTCCTCGTGCATGGTTCTGCCTGGGGCCGTGACGGTCGCCGTGTTGCACGTGCGAAGCGCGATCTTGAGCTCGTCGCCGTCATGGAACCGGGAGCAGCGCGGGACCGGCTGCGCGTCCATGCTGAGCGCGAAGTGACACAGCTAGTCGCCTGGCGCGAGGCGCGGACAGGGACCGCGCCGTGGCGAGCGAAGCGGGACATAGCAATCGCGCGGAACATCGCCCTGGTGGGGATCGCGGGCTCCGCGTGGCTCGTCACCTTCGCGGTGGTGAATCCGGACATGTCCGAGGACGCAAGGATCGTCTCCGCCATCATGGCCGCGGTGCTGTTGGCCATCGCGGTGACGGCGATCGCGCTCACGTGGCGGGCGATCCGGGTACTCGAAGCTGCGGAATTGGACGAGGAGTAGCGGCTCACCGGTCACCCCGTAGGACCGTGATGGCGCGCTGCACCTCGTCGAAGAGGTACGCCGAGCCGCCGGTGTCGGGGTGCGTGTTGCGTTGCGCCAGGCGCGTGACCTGCGGGCGGTACGCGGGGTCCTCGAGGAGGCGGCTCGTGGCGGTCGCGAGGGAGTCGCCACGCAGGTCCGGCCACGCGGCCTTCGCCAGCACCTCGGCCGCCGCCGCGCGGCTCATCGGCGCGTTGGTGACGATCGCCGGGCCACCGCCGATCTGCCGGTAGCCGCGGTACTGCTCACCCGAGCGGGCGGCGCCGTACCGGTCGACCGCCCGGAGCGCCTCGAGCGTGAGCGCGACGGCATACACGTTGTGCTGCCACGGCGCCTGCAGGCCCTTGGTGCGGTACGACGGCGCACCCGCGTACTGGTCCGAGCGGTAGAGCAGCGGGCCGTGCTTGGAGTCGAACGCGACGATGACGGCCGGGCTCTCGACGCGGGCCTGCGCGCGCAGGGTCCCGTCGAGGCGCAGGTCCTGCTCGCGGACGTCGACCTCGATCACCAGGCCGGTCGCGTCGAGGTGGTTCAGCTCGCGCTCGAGCAGGTCGCTGGCCTGTGACCAGGTCACCTTGAACTGCGACGTCGCGCGCTCTGCGGGCGCGCGCAGCCACGCGCGGTCCGACAGGGGCCGGGTCGTGTACTTCACCACGGGGTCACCTCCGGGCGCGCGAGCTGGCCGTACAGGCGCACCTGGAGGCGGCTCGAGCGCGCCGCCGCGGAGTCCACGTAGACGCCGCCGAGCTCGGCGAGCAGGTGCCGGCCCGCCGTCCCGTCGCCCTGCGCGAGGGCGGTGCGGTCGATGTCCCGCAGGACCCCGCTGCCGGTCTGGACCAGGGCCATGCGTGCGGCGTGCATCTCCGCGCGCGACGTCGCGGCCGCGCAGGCGAGGAGCGCGTCGGTCGAGCTGAGGGCGGTCACGAGGTGGCCCCGGACGCTTCGGCCTTCCGCCGCAGGGCGACGAGAGCGGAGGCCAGGTGCTCGGCGTCCGACGGCTCGCGTCCCGTCGCGCGCAGGATCTGCGCCGCTGCGACCGTGTCTTCGAGCGGTGTCCGCGGGATCGGTGCGTCGAGGTCGAGGAGCGCCTCGACCGCAGCGTCGATGTTCGCCGTGTTCGCGAGCTGCAGGAGCACGTCCGCGTGGCACGACGCACCAGCCACGCACCAGCACGCGAGGTCCTTGCCCGCGAGCGCCGGCAGGCGCGTCAGGAGCTCGCGGTGGCGCTCGACCTCGTACGCGATCGAGCGAGCCGGCAGTGAGAGCCACAGGCGGAACAGGTAGACCGCGTGCTCGGCGTCCCGGACGGTGCCCCAGCCGAGGCCGTTCTCCTCGCCAACCGCGAACGGGTTGCCGAACGGGGTGCTGCGGTCGACCTTGACGGTGCCGGGCGGCATACGCCAGCCCTTCTTGCGGGACAGGCGCACGCGCCTGGGCCCGTTCACGATGCGCGCCGCTCGGCGCGGGCGGCGCGGGCGGCACGCGCGCCGCCGGTCTCGCCGATCTGCAGCGGCTCGTGCTGCAGGAGCAGGTGCACGAGGTCCCTGCGGCCCGCTCGGAGCAAGCGCCGCTCGAGGCCGTGAGGGGTTGTGCCGAGCCGACGCGCGGCGTCGCTCATGCCGACGCCCCACGAGACGAGGAACGCGGCGTCCTCGATCACGACCTCGATCGGCACGGTCGCGACGCTCACCGGGCACCGCCCATGAGGCGGGCGACGGCCCGTGCGAGCTCGATGGCGCTGATCGCGGACACCGGGACATCGCGGCCCACGTCGAAGCCCGCGCGAGCGAGCGCGTCGGTGATGAACTCGACACCCTCGTCGACCGTCATCGGCTCGTCCGAGTCGGTCAGCGCCGGCTCCGCGACGAGGTAGGGGACGGGCTCGTTGAACTCGCGCATCGTCACCGCGGCCGCGAGCGCAAGGGTGGCGTGCACCTGCGCGGTCGCGACACCGTTCGCGACGTCGGCGTGGCTCGCGCGGCGGGTGTTGCGGGCGTGGTCGACGGCGCGGAGGGCAGCGTCGACGTGGTCCCGGTAGTCGGTCATCGGGGTGCTCCGTCTCTGACGACGTGGAGGGTGACGCGGGCCGTGCCGCCTTCCTCCGTGCGGAAGATCGCTTCGGCCTGCGCCCGGAGGTCGTCGACGACGTCGCCGGGGACCTCGATCGGCAGCGGGCGCATCTGGGGCTTGAGGATGTCGACCCACCACGCGTGCTGCTCGTGGCTCGACTCGTCGACGGCGGCCGTGTCGTGGCTCGCGTCCGGGTAGGCGGGCACGGATCCGAGGAACGCGTGGCCGAGGCGCACGAGCGCGCGGTGCAACCCGTGGCCCGGGACGAGGTTCGCGAGCGCGGTGACGCCGCCGGCGTAGGCCTTCGCGGCGGGCACGAACCGTGCGAGTGCCTCGAGGTTCAGGCGCGCGGTCGTCGTGGGTGCGTCGAGGATCGCGCCGGAGAGGGTGAGCAGCTCGCGCGGCACGTCGGGGTAGCGGTCCTCACCGGCGGGCACGATGCGGCCGACGGTCAGGGACTGCCCGTCGAGGATCGCGCCGACCTCGGTGAAGGTGACGCGGCTCGTGCCGACGTGGATCTTCATCGGCTCGTCGGCCCACATCTGTCGGGCGTCTGCGTCGGACGGGCCCTTGAACACCTGCAGGACCTTCTTGACCGCGTCGGCCGGCATGTCCCACGACGGGAGCTCCGCCTCCGTGTACTCGGGTCCCTCGACCCGGGCGAACGCGGACGTGCGGTGATCGGTGGCCCACACGAGCAGGGCGCCGGCGTCGGCGACCAGGCGGACACGGCCGAGGTTCGGCGTCTCCTCGGTCTCGCGACCCGCGTGGGGCAGGACGGCCGTCAGGGCGGAGCGCAGGTGGCCGCGGGGAACCTCGATCGTCGTCACGACGAGACCTCGTGCACGATGTCGAGGAGGTCGACGGCGGCGTGCAGGCTCGCCAGCTCCTCGGCGCGGACGGCGCGGGCCTCGCGCGTGTCGACGAGAATCTTCTCGGTCCGGGCGATCGCCTCGTCGAGGTCCTCGATCTCCTTGCCGACTCGCTCGATCTGGTGCTGCAGGGTGGCGGTGGCGGGGGCGAGGTCAGCCATGGTGGATCTCCTGTTCGGGGGTGGGTTCGAGGACGGCGAGCAGCTCGTCTGCGAGCGCGCGCAGGCGGGTGACGCGCAGGGTGGCGAGCTGGCGTTGAGCGGCCAGGAGCGCCTCGGTCGCGTCGACGACGTCGTGCAGCGCTGCCGCGACGTCGTGGACGGTGACATCGAGGACGTGCGTCGCCTCGAGGGGGTCGAGGGCGACGGCGTCTGCGAACGTCGGCGGCGGCAGGACGGGGACCGCGAGCGCGTCGGGCTCCACCCGCTCGGCAACCGCGTCGGCGTCGACGTGCCCGGCGCCGATCGCCGGGTTCGCGTCGGCGAGGTAGCGGACCGTGCGCGCGGTGCTCCTCGTCGCCTGGTCGCGGGGCTCGGGCCGGTGCCCGATCGCGTCCGGCCGGGCCTCGATGCCGTTGCGCGACATGACGCCCTGCACCTTCTTCGGGCTCACCCCGAGCTCGGCCGCGACCTCGGCCTGCGTGCGCTGCTCGTCGACGTACAGACGCCGGACCTTCGCGACGAGCTCGTCGTCGTCCTGTGTCCGGTTCTGGCCACCGGAGCGCAGCGAGCGGTCGTCGCGCAGCTGGACCCCGGCCCGGCGCAGCGCGTCACGGATCGTCTTGGGCATGCGCCCGTGCGCGCGGGCGATCTGCGGCGCCGACTGTCCCTCGCCGTACTCGCGCACGATCTCCGCGAGCTCGCTGGCGTCGAGCGTCCTGGGGCGGTCTGGCGGGACGGCTGGCGGTGCGGCCGACGTCGGCTCGGCGGGCGGGCTCGACAGCTCCGCGGGTGACGATGGGACGGTCGGCGGCTGCGACGGCGTGGGGTCCGCGCGGTGGCCCTTCGGGCGCAGCGTCACGCCCGCGGCCCGCAGGTAGTTCGCCACCGTCGTCGGCGAGATCTCGTACCGCCGCGCGAGGTCCGTCGTGCTGTCCCCAGCGAGGTACGCCGTGACCATCGCCGCGGTCCGCCGGGTCCGCTCGTCCACTGTGGGCCGCGATCGCGGTGCCGGCTTCGGCGTCGGTGAGGCAGGGCCGGGCGCAGGTGAGGTCACAGCAGGGGGGATGGTGGCCCCCGCTCGCTCACCTTCGTTGCCGGACGCCGTCGTGGTCCGGTCGCCGGCGGACGTTGACGCCCGGCCCTCGGTCATCGGGTAGTCCGCCGCGACCTCGCGAGCGCGACGCTCACGCTCCGCCTGGCCGCGGCCCTGCCTGCGCTCCTCGATGCGCTTACGCCACGCCTCGACGTCCGTCGTGCGCTCCTCGGTGGGCAGGTCCGGCGGTGCCGCGTTCGCGAGGTTGGAGCCGTTGCCGTGGCCAGCCGAGCTGCGCTCGAGGGTGCCCATGCGTGCGCCGCTCACCGGGTGCCCGCCTTCGTCGCGGCGTCGTCGACGGCCTTCACGAAGTCGGCCTCGACGTCGGCGAGCGTGTAGCCCCAGCGCTCGAGGGCCCGCAGGTGCAGGGCGACGTCCTGACGGGTCGTGACGCGCCAGTAGTCCTTCGGCATCTGCGTCTCGGCGCGTGTGGCGGCGAGCGCGACGAGCCGGCGCATCGCGTTGTGCGGGGTCGTCGCCTCGACCTCGCCGAGCAGCTCTTCGAAGACGGTGTTCTCGCGGAAGTCGCCGGCGTTCCCCGGGCGCACCAGCTGTGCGACGTAGACGGCGACGTCGGCGGGGAACTTGGTGCGCTGCAGGAACTCGCGCAGGAACGCTCGGCGCACGGACTCCGCCGCGACCGCGGCCTTGTTGTTCGTGAGGACCCGCCGCCGCTCCGCCGCGGCGTCTCCGGCCATCGGGCCCGACGTCGCACCCGACGCCGACGTCGCCCAGCGGCTGACGTGACCGATCTTCTTCCACTCGGTGCAGAACCACCGGACGTCCGCCTGGTAGGCGTGGTCGCCCGGTGCCGAGTAGTCGCGGTGGGCCAGCACGCTCGCGGCGTGACCCGGGCAGTCCGCGTGGTTCGTCACGGTGAGGCTCTTGCCGCCCGGCCGGTCCAGAAGCCGCTCAAGCTGCGCGTCCCACGGCAGCGAAGCGTCCTCGTCGAGCACCGTGGTGCCCTCGGGCAGAGACGCGATCGCCTCCTCGCGGACGGCTGTGAGGGCTCGGGCGGCGCGCGCGGCCGAGACGCGGTGCTGGAACGTGCCCGCGTCGTCGGTGTGCTTGAGCAGCTCCTTGGTGACCTCGGCGTTGTCCTCGAACTCCGCGAGCGCGGCGAGCTGGTCGAGCGTGAGGGTGGTGTTCTTCTTGAGCGCCTTCGCCGCGGTCTTGGACGCGGCGACAGCGAGCGCCGTGTCGACCACGGTGACGTCGACGCGCGCGCGCTTGGCGATCGACTCGGCCGAGCGGCCCATCAGCGAGAGCTGCTGGTACGCGGCCGCGGTCTCGCCGGCGGTGAGCGGCTGGCGCGCGTCGTTGGTCACGAGCTGGTCCCACAGCCGCGCCTCGTCGTCGCCGACCGGGGGCAGCATCGTGACCGGGACGGCGGGCAGGCCCTCCTCGAGCGCGGCGACGAGGCGGCGCTGCCCGTCGACGACGAGGAGCTGTCCGAGCGGGTCGCGCCGGCAGAGCAGCGGCACGAGCACGCCGTGCTCACGGATCAGCGCCTTGAAACGCGCGTCGAGCTGCAGGTCGGTACGCGCGTTCGCGTCCAGCACGAGCGTGCGGGGGTCGACCTCGACCCGCTCGAGCGACACCGTGCCGGTCGGCGCGGCAGCGGTCAGGGCGTCCAACGCGGTCGACGACGTCGTCGACGCCTCCGGGGCCGGGACCTCCGCCCGCTTGCGAGCGCGGGTCGGCTTCGCCGCGGCGGTCACAGCGGCACCTCGCCCAGGACGAGCAGCATGACCGCGGCGACGATCAGGGCGACCGTGATCAGCGCGAGGATGAGGACCGCGAGCGCCTCGAGCCAGCCGAGGTCGCGTGCCATCACCATGAGCCAGCCAAGCAGGAGGCCGGCCAGGATGGACGCGCCGAGCCACTGCCCGGCGCTCACCGCTGGCCCCAGAGGGTCGTGATGGGGAACGTGCCCGGGATGGCCCCCGGGCCGTCAGCCAAGATCAGGCGCTCGTCGTCCGCCGGGTTGAGCGCCGCCCAGCGGTGCGCGATGTTGTCGGCCGTCCACGGCTCGACGTCGAGGGCGCTGCCGTTGCAGATCTCGTCGAAGTGGTTGACCGCCTCGGCGAACTGCTTCCGGTCCTGGTGGCCGTACCCGGTGATGTTCGCGTCCTCGTCCTCGATGAACGGGAACAGGTGGAGGTCGTCCCAGCGGGTGACGAAGTCGGCCGGGATGGCGGCGCGCGGCGCGCTTTCGGCGCGAGCGGCGACGGTGAGGATCTTGCTGCTGAGCCCAGCGAGCGCCAGGCCCTTGTGGCCGGTGATGTGCTCGTAGGCGCACAGGGCGGTGACGGCGACGTCGAGCAGCTCCTGGGCGACGTCGTCGAGGGTGTGGGTGACGCCCTTGCGCGGGTTCTGGCCCGTCGCGCCGATGTATGCCGCGATGACCTCCCCGTGCTCCTCGCTGATCTTCGCGAGGCGGCCCCACGTGATCGCCTCGGGGTCGCGACCGGCGTTGCCTGCGTCGATCCAGAGGGACAGGGACACGAGTGCCTGGTGTGCGGCCAGGCTCACCTGGTGCGCCGTCTCGGTGACGGTCCTCTCGGGGTGCTGCTCGGCGATCGTGGGGGTGACGAACTGCCCCGTCTCGGCGTCGCGGTGTCGTTCGGTCGTCATCGCTTGTTCCGTCTCCGCTGGGTCATCGTGGCCAGCTGCTCGGCGGTGACCTGCTGGGGGCAGGTCTCGAAGTGGATGTGGTGGGGTGCCTCGATCGCGTCGTCGAGCGGGCGGTCGGGGGTGATGAGCCGCGCGGAGCCCTTGCCCTGCAGCACCGCGTAGTTCGCCGTCGCGTACCCCGACGAGCCCGGCACGGCCGGCGCCCGGTCGAACGGCAGGACGGAGCGGGGTCCGGTCCGCACCGGCCGGTCCGGGTCAGCCGCGGCCTCACGGGGCACATACGGGACCCAGATCAGCGGCGCACCGCAGATGCAGGAACGCGTCCGGGACCGGGCGCGGCGACGGGCGCTCACGGCCCCTCCCCGCGACGAGCACGGCGCCGACGGGTCTCGTTCGTGATGACGCCTGACACAGCGGCGAGCACCAGGAGGGCGACGAAGGTCAGCACACCGACGTCGAGGCCCGTGCGCACAGCAGCCGCGACGAGCACCGCCTTCGTGCCGGCCAGTGCCGCCACGAACAGGATCAGCAGCACCCAGCCGAGCAGCATCCAGCCCAGCAGCCGCGCCCGCTGGTAGCCGTCACGGCGCTCGTCGCGCCACATCACGGCGCCACGACCGCTCGAGCACGACGGGCGCCACCGAAGAACTGCGCCGCCCGGTGCGCCGTGTGGAACGCGACCGACTCCGTCGCCAGCCGGCGACGCAGCGCGGCCTCGCGCTGCTCCCCGAGCGCGATCGCGAGGCGGAGCCACGCGACGTCGGCCGCGGTCACCGTCGGCCCCCGCTGGTCGCCTCGATGAGGTCCATGAGGTCGTCGCGGGCCGCGGTCTTGTCGACGAGCTTTCCCCACCGGGCGGTCGCCGCGGCGACCTGCGGGGAGGAGGCGCCGTGGATCCGGGCGAGGGACGCCAGGCGCTGGTGCGCGGAGGCGACGAGCTCGTCGCGCGGCATCGTCGCCGCCGAGCGGATCGCGGTGGAGAGCTGGGCCATGAGGGGGTCCTTCCCGGGTCATCGGTGCCGGAGGGTGGAGGAGGGGCCGGGCCGCCGGGGAGAGACGGCCCGACGATCAGGGGGTGGGGTGGCTCTCGACGGGAGACGCGACGCCGAGCGGCGTGGGCCCCGTCGCGCTGGCGCTCATGCCGCGCTCGTCGTTCGTGGTCGGCGCCTCGAGGAGGGCGGCGGTGGGCACACCCAGCAGGGCGGCGATGCGCTGCAGCTCGTCCACGGTGAGCGCGCTGCGACCGGAGAGCTTGTAGGAGACGGCCTGCTGGGTCTTCCCGATTGCCTTTGCGATGAGCCGCTGCGTCACGCCATGCCGCGCCATCTCGGCCCGGACGTTGCCGGTCACAAACTCACTTGGTTGCGCCATGCCGAGATGTGTACCACCTGGATTGGTACAGGGTCAATCTGTGAAGGGACCGCTGGTGGGAGATTCTCCGCTGACACTTGTGGGCCACAAACGGTGTATGTACAGTCGTCCTCATGGCAGGAGACGTGATCAACCTCAGTGACGCCCGCGAGGCCCGGCCGTTCCACATGGCCGTCGCGGCAAATGTGCGCGCGGAGTGCGCGCGGCTCGCCGTCAGCCAGAAGGACATCGCTGGCGCGCTCGGCAAGACGCAGCAGGTCGTCTCGTCGAAGATGCGGGGGCAGACGCCCTTCCAGCTCAACGAGTTGGCGATCGTCGCGCCGATGCTGCAGATGACCGTGCTCGAGCTCATCGCCGGCGTGCGCGACCCGCGCCTGGGCGACCCGAGCGGTGCGGTGGAGTGGGCCCCGTGGGGTTCGAACCCACAACCTACGGATTAAAAGTCCGCAGCTCTGCCAGTTGAGCTAGAGGCCCGGGTGATGAGGGGTTCCCTTCGTGGGACCCACGGGAGAGCACCCGTGTCGTCCGCGTGCGGCGGTGAGGGCCGCTGCGCTTGACGGAGTCGACGGTACAGGCTGGTCAGAGTCGGCGGCGGCGGCGTCGCGTGGTGGTGGAGCGTGGTCGGCATCGAGTCCCGACGCGGCTGCTCACGCCGTCGTCATCGGCCCTCGCGGACGGCGGTCGGACGAGGAGTGCGGCAGTTGACAGAGCTGTCCGGAGTGAGAACCGTCTGTGCCTCCGGCGTCACGTCCGCCGCTGAGCGTCCTCCCGGGAGGGTCCGTTGACCGAGTCGTTGGTCGAGATGTCGCAGCGGGTCGGGGCATTCCAGCGCGGGTCCGTGCCCGACGAGGACGTCTTCGAGATCGCCCCCGCCGTGACTGCAAAGGTCGCCGCGGTCACCGGCGAGCTGCTCCCGTTCTACGGCAGCACCGTCGTCCACTACCTCAACGCGGGCACCTGCGACCTCCTCACCGCCGTCGCGGACGACCTGTACGCAGCCTGCGGCGACGGCCTGGCCGCTCCGCTGCCGCCCGACTCGCTCCACGTCACCCTTCACGACCTGCGCGCCTCGCCCCATCTCGAGGACATCGCCGACGCCGTCTTCCTGGACGACCCCCGGACCGGCGCGCTGGTGGCCGAGGCGCGGGCGCTGGGACCGGTCGACATGCGGTTCACCACCGTCTTCAACATGGTCAACACGAGCGTCGTCGTCGGCCTGCTGCCCGCGAGCGAGGCGGACTGCGCGCGGCTGCTGGCGGCGCGCGCACTCCTCGACGAGATCGTCCCCTCCGGCCCCTTCACGCCCCACGTCACGCTTGCGTACTACCGCCCCGCCGCCGCCGCGCCCGTGGACCCGCGGCACCTGGCGGAGACGCTGGACCGCCTCACGGAGCGTGTCGCCGAGCGGCCCGTGACCCTTGCGCCGGAACGGCTACGGTCCACGCACTTCTCGACGATGGCGACCTTCTGGGACGCAGGTCCCGCATGA